ATCTGCGTGCTGTTGCGGGTGATGGCTATGGCCCATCCGAGGATCGCCCCGCCGATGGACCCGACGAGGCCCCACAAGCCGCCGCCCCCGCCGAAAAAATCACTCATTGGGGAAGCCGGTGATTGACATGGTAGCTCTTTCAGTAAGTGCCGTTCCAGACGCGCAGCGCCGCGAACTCGCCGTCTAGCATCTTTTTTTTGATTACGCGCTGCACGCCCTCGTGGTCATGCCATGCGACGTTTTCCGCCTTGAGCCACTCGGTCAAAAGGTATCCGGGGATGCGCCCGATATGACGGCTTTCGGATAGCGGCTGCGTCGGCGCTTCTCGCAGTTGCCGGATGCTTTCGAGCACCGGGCGAGGATCATGTGTCTGCTGAATAACCAGCTTGCCATCTTGATCGAAATACCGCTCAGCCAGCTTCATTTTTCACCACCTCAATACGCGGCGCACGGCCAGCATCCTTATCTGCCTTGATAACAGATTTTGCCTCGGCGCGAAGCACTAAGGGGGTATCGCCCTTGTGGAACTTCTTACCCCCCAAAAAGATATTCTGCGCGAGGATATTGACGCGCGCGTGCTTTGTGGGTCTGCCCATGCTCTACCTCTCAAGTGGCAAGCCGGCCCCCGAAGGGACCGGCTCGTGCTGGCCTGTCGTCAGGATCAGTTGTTGTCGAACACGCCGCCCGACGCTTTCTCGTTTTTCGAGCAAAGCGTAAGCTCGGTGACGACTTGGCGCTTCGTGCTGTCGCCGGTCTTTGCAAGCTCAGCCGTCTTGAACGGACGCAGCACGCCGATGGCCCACTTGTCGTCCTGCATCACGAACACGTCGCGGTCGCGGCATTCGCGGCTCATGCGGAACTCCACCGTTCCCCAGGGCGTCTGGTAAACGTCGATGGCATTGATGACCTTGGTTTTGCTCGCGTCGATGGTCGCCCGGCTGTTGTTGGAGCCGGTAAACCCGAGGGCGACATTCATCTGACCTGCGGACAGATAGATGCAATTCGGCTTGCCGCCGTTTTCCCAGATCGACTGCATCACCGTGTCGAGGCGCGTCTGCGAAAACGCCTCAAGCGTGCCATCGGTGCGAGCGTCCGAACCGTCGCCGGTCGCGTCCGAGCCGCCCGTGCCCGCCGATGTGTTGGTCGTCAGCCACGTTGGAACACCGGCAAGCTCGCGCGCCGTGGTGCTGTTGCCAGCCACCTTGGCGTTGTTGGCGAAAAGCGCCTTTTCAATGTCGAGCCGGATTTCCTTGCCAGTCTTCACGAGTTGATACGCCATTTCACGCGCGCGCCCGGCCTTGTCGAGCCCGGTATCGGTATCGGGAACAATCACCGCATCCTTGAAGATTTGCGTCTGGTTGTTCAGGCGCACGGTGGCGGTGCGGGCCGTTGCCGTGGTCTCGTCGCCCTCGATGTGGGCATTCGCCCCCGAAGCGCGCAGGCTGTCGGTCTGCCACTCGTGAAGCGTGTTTTTCGCCGTGACCTTCGCGCATTTGCTGAAGAACGGCGTTTCGTCAGGATCGACGTTGTAGATGGCATCCTGAAGGTCTTCGCGGATACCATTCATGTCGTAGCTGTCGAAGGTGTTTGCTGGTTGAGCCATGGCTCAGTCCTTTCATTCGGAGTTAAGGATGAAATCCACTGCGGCGTCCATGCTCCCGGAATCGCGCAGTTTCTTCCGTTTCTGGTCTGCGGCGCGCTTCTTGCGGTCGCCGTCGGTCGTCTTGCGACCTGGCTTGACCGTTTTCTGAGCCTTGGCAGTCTTTTGCCCGACCGACTTCTGAGCCTCGCGATAGCGGTAGGCGTCATAAAGCAGCTTGACCGTGGCGGCATCGCTGATCTGCGCGACCGCCTCTTGCGGCACACCGGAATCAACCGCGAACTGTGTCAGCTTTCCCTTGAGATCAGCCGCTTTCTGCGGGTCTCCGAACTCAGGGACGGCTTCGACCAGTGCGCGCTGCTGTTCCGCCAGATAGGCTTGGTGCTGCTGCCGCTGCTGCTCGGTCTGCCGTTGCTGTAGCTGTTGAGCGTGCGCCTGTTGGGCCTGCCACTCGGAAAGCTCCCGGTCGTAGCGTGCGCGCTCCTGCATGTAAGCAACGGGGTCGTTGTTCGCCAATTCCTCGCTCGGAGGTTGTGGCTGTGGCTTCACACCCTGCTGTTGCAAGGTTTGATAAAACTGCGCAAGTTGCTCGCGCTCCTGTTGAACGGTCTGCTGGAGTTGCTCGGCTTCCTTTTTCGCCGCAGCAGCCTCCTGCATTCCTTTCTGGATGTATCCTTGACCAGCGTAACCGCGCTTTAGCTCGTCAAGCGTCACCTCTCGATCTTCACCGTCAACCTTGACTGTGAATTTCTGGGGCTGCTCGTCGGCTTCGCTTTCGCTTTCGTCCTCGTCATCCGCTTCGACTTCCGGCTCATCGCCTTCGTCGTCTCCCGCTTCTTCGGTCTCATCTTCGACCTCTGCGGCGTCGTCTTCCGACACCTCTTGCTCGTCGGTTTCCTCTTCTTCCGCGTCGGTCGGCTCTTCGGCCTCCTGCGGTTTCAGAAGCCCGTCCACGAGGCTGTCAATGTCGGTCGGTTGGTCAGTCGTTGACACGGTGCTGCCCTTTCTTCATCGCAAAGGCGTGATCTCTGATCCACTGCCCTAGCTGGTGCTCGATTGCCTCGACGGCCTTCATTTCGCGATAGGCCGTTTCGCGCGCCTCGTGATCGGTCGGCGCGCTCTGCGCGAAGTCGGCAATCTTCGCCTCGCGCAATTCGGTGATGGCTTCACGCCATAGCGGGTCGTCCAGCAACGCTTGTGCGTGCCGGGCGCGTTCTTCGCGTTCGGTCATTTACTGGCTTCCGTAATTCCTCGGCGCGGCCTGCTCGGCCTTTACCGCCTCCGCGTTGACCTGCACGCCGTGCTGGCCGAGGATTTCGGCAACCCGCAGCGCCAAGTCCTGCGCCATCTGGTCGCGCTCGCGGTCATCGTCCAAGGCCAACTCGCGCCGCTTGCGCTGCTCTTCGGCCATCGCCTTCTGCGCGTCGAGTTGCAGCTTGCCCTGGTCGGTCTGCATTTTGGCCTGCGCCTTGATTTGCTCTGCCGCAACAAGCCCCGCGTTCGGATCGGCCTGCTGTTGCCCCTGAGCCGCCGCCTGCGCTTGCTGGAGTAGCATTTGCTCCTTTTGCGGATTCATGGTCTGCCAGTACCGCTCGGTGCTTTTGATGCCGCTCAGAAGCTGTATGTCCGCCAGCGTGTTGCGAATGTTGGTCAGGCTGACGACGCCGTTCGTCGGGCCGAACTGCGTCCAGATGCCCATCTGACGCTCTAGCGTCTCGCGAAGAACTGCCGCGCGCTCTTCGTGCCGGTTCGTGCCAAGCCCGACGTTCACCGCAAGGTCCATGCTGGCATGCCACGAACGCGGATCGACCGGGACGAACTCGCCGTTGATCCGCATGTAGGTCTCGGCGTCCTGGTTCTTCACCATGAGCTTGAGCATGAGCGCGAACAAGCGCCGCATACCCCCCTCGGCAAGGTTGCGGGCCATCACCTCGATTTGGCCTTGACCCCCGCTCACGGTCGCGTTCACAGCCGTTGCGGTGCCTTGCTGCAATGCCTCCGCGTCAAGCCCGAGACTGGCGCGCGACACGCCCGTTTTCTGCTCGATCACCTCGTCAAAATACTGCATCGCGGGCATGGTCTCGCCCGCCGTGAAGGGCACCGACAACGGCATGAGCTTGCCATTCGGATCGCCGGTGCACCGCACCAAGCGCCCGGCCTCGTTGTTCATCAGGTCGTCCTGATTGACCGCGCCGTTTTGATCGTTGAAGGCGTAGCCCGGCGAGTTACTCAGGCGGATGTTGTCGAGAAGCCCGCGCAGCATGGCCGTTGCTTGGTCCTGATCCTGTATCAGGATTTCCACCAGCGACCGCCCGAATACCGTGTGCGGCTCGGGGTCAATCTCGAAAAGGGCGAACGGCACATCGTCCGCAATCTCACGGCTCAGAATCTCGTAGTCAGACCCGCCGCAGATAAATTGATACAGCTTCGCAACGCCCGTGCCGTCCACGTCCATCTTCATATAGGCTTCGGTCAGGAGCACCTTGCGCATCGACGGATCGTTCGCGTTCTCGTCGTCGTCCTGCTGCGTGTAGTCGTTGCGCTCGTATTCCTCTTCGTCCATCTCGGGGCTGTCCACCCCGCCAAGGTCTTTCACGTCTTCGAAGTCGAAGCCCATCTGCACGAGGTCCGTGACGCGCGCCTCGGTTCGGTGCCCGACGACATACGCCTCATCAATGTTGCGCGCCTCAGCGTTGATGAAAAACTCCTCGGGCGGCACGCTTTCAATGCACAGCTTGCCGCTGTCCTTGGTTCGAGCGATCTTCGCCGTCACAAGGCCGTCCTCGTCCTCCTCGTATTCCAGAACTTCAGCATCTTCCGCGACCACCGCAAACATTTCCGCCGAAACGCCCTGAATGTCGTCAATCTCCTGATCCTCGTAGGACGAATAGTATGCCTTCGCGATGCCGAGCTTTTTCACGAGCGCGTCCTGCATTACGTCGGTCAACACGCGAAAGCCGTCATTCTCCCAGAATGACCAGTTGATGAACTTGGTCGCCTGCTCGGCCTGATCGGCTTCCTCCGGGCGGCGCGGTACGAACTCCGCAACATTCTCAGCCTGGAGAAACACGCGCATGAGCGACGGCTTCACGCCCCGAACAGCATC